TCGGTCTGAAGTTGACCGTCGATACCACCGACATCGGGCGGATCTGGACGGAACAATCGTTCAACCCCAACAACAAGGCCGACAAGGCTAACTCTATTGCCGGCTACGGCATCACCGACTGCTACACCGTGAACCAGGTGAACGCGCTTCTTGGCGACAAAGCCAACAAGTCCAACTCGGTGGCTGGCTACGGCATTACTGACTGTTATACGGTCAACCAGATCAACTCTCTGCTGAACCAGCGCATCGCAGGAGATTCGGTCCAGACCGCTGGTTTTGCCAGTGACAACACGGATTTCCCGTATTTCCGTCGCACTTCTACCGGCGGCATTCATTACCTGCAGAACCGCCTGGGCTACACGCCCGTGCAACAAGGTGGCGGTGCCAACCAGTCCACCAACCAGTTGCGTCTGGGCTGGGGGACCAACGGAGCGGGCATCCGGGCACAAGTAGACGCGACCGACCTCGGGCTGTTGTGGGGCGAGCAAAACTTTTACCGGCCCGACAACAACAACTTTCTGGCCGTTTCTATCACCGCCACTGAAGTGAGACTGCCCGCCGGCGGCACCTGGTGCTATTCGCTGATGCATTACTACTCGGGCGGCGCCGGCGTGATAGGTCGAAGTGGCCAGGCGGCTGGCGGGACAGTTATTTCATTCAGCGGCGGAAGCACCATCTACGGTTTCGCTTGGAGGTACGCAGCATGACGAACGTGACACTTGAAACCCCTGAAGAGGTACTGCCACCTATGTTCGCAGCTCCTGAAGAGCCAATAGCGTTGGGTGTGGCCTTCTCTGATGTGGCCCTTAAAAACGATGGGTCGTTCGTGATAACCGTTGCTGGCAACCGTTGTCACGTTCCCCAGGACTACAACCCGCCGCTTTACCAGGCCGTTGTCGATTATCTGGATGCCGGTGGCCAGGCTACCGAGTACGCCGAGGACATCGTTGTTCAGGCTGACCCGGCGTTGCTGGCCAAGCTTTGGGTGGAGCTGCGTTTGAAGGTGTCGGATAACCTGGTATCGCAGTACCGCGATGCTCGGGATCTGGGCGGCGAGCTGCCGGTAACGCCTGAGCAATTCACCCAGTTGCTGACCTGGCGGCAGGCGGTACGTGAATGGCCGCAAGTGCGTGGCTACCCGAAGGAGACCACGCAGCCAGTGACCCCGGACTGGATTGAAGCGGTCGTGCTCAATGGCGAATGAATGGGCACCGATCAAACTGCAGTGGCCGGTGCAGGCCACGCAGTGGATGGATCAAATGGCGAGCGCTCGTGATTTGATCCAGAGTGAAATGGCAATCACCGGCCAGCGCGTATCGATGCTGGCCGATATCGCCACCACCAGTCCCGGCCTGATCGCCGGAGCCGCGAAGTCGGCGATCAGTGCTGGACGCGATGCGTTGGTAGCTCAGTTCGAGAACGTCCCGTCGTGCATTGTGGTGACGCCATTCCAGCACGGTGTAGGGCAGGGCAGCGGTGGGCACCAACGCTTTCTGTCTGCCCCCAACCTGCTGCAGCTGCTGGCCGATAAGCTGACTGACACCACCGACGCAATCCGTCCGCAAGGCCAGCAGAGTGCCCTGGTACTGATATTCCTCGCCACGCGCTTGGACCAGCTGGCTGCCACGCTGGGTCGCTTCAATGTTGTGCTGCCCATGCCTGACCTGGTGCGGGCCGAGCGCCGTGCCGAACACCTGGCCAAGCTGGAAGTGGAAAAGTGGGTGATGCCGATCGCGGGGCAAATGCCGCTCTGGAGCCAGCTGCCGCTGCAGCGCTGCCCGATCACCAAGCTGGCCAGCCAGTCTATGGCCGGCCAACTGGCGGTTCTTGAGGGCTATGCCGCCGACAGTTCGCCCATGGCCGACCTCGCAGATCTGCAGGCGCGCAAGAAGGTACAGGTACAAGAGCGTGAGCAGCAGTTGGCCGATCTGAAAGCCCAGTTCACCAACAGTGCCGACGACGTATCGATACAGTCCAGGATGCTGGGACCAGGCGACGTGGGCCAGCTGCGCCACGAGCTGCTCGAGGGCGAAGCACCTGGCCATGAATGGCCGCTCTGTGCCGGCGCATTGCTGGTCGGATCTGCGGAGAGCCTGAGCTTTGTCCAGGAGCTGGTGGGCCTATGACGCTGCTACTCAACGGCGAGCAGATCATCGGAAACCGCATGAAGCTGACCGCCAACCTCAAGATCGAGGCTGACGACCTGGGCGGCCAAACATCGGGGACCGACAAGTCACACAAGGGTTTCAAGCCCAAGACGCTTACGGTGGCACTGACGATTCCCTACAAGTCGCTGGAGAACCTGCGCACCATCATGCGCCTGGCCGAGGCGACCGCAGGCGGTGGCCAGCTCCAGACCTACCGCATCGTGAATGACACGGCCAAGGCGTTTGGCATCCGGCAGGTGACGTTCTCTGACGGGGTCAGCGCACGTGAAGACGACACACTGGCCCAATGGATAGTCCAGTTCACCCTGAGCGAGAAGCTATCCAACCCGGAGAAGGTCGAGAACCGGCGCGCCGGCAACGGCGTGACATCACAGTCCGCGCCTGGCGATGGCGTGGCGGGCAACGGGGCTGGATCGGGCACACCGGAGGAACTGACCGGTTTTGAAGCGGTGCTGAAGAAAGTTGACAACTACCTGGGCGGTACGCCATGAGCATGAAGCTGCACAAGGTACTGACGATCGGCGGCACGATCATGTCGCTGATCAACGACGATGTCCGTCTGGACCTCAAGAGTCCAGGCCGTGCCACGTTCACCATCAAGGCCGGCGCTACCGTCAAAGGTTTGGTCACGTTCGATATCGGCTATAACGAAGCGGTCTTGCAGCGTCATTTCATTGGCTACGTCGAGCGCTGCACTGCCACCAACGGCATCGAGCAAGTGGTGCTGTGCCGCGAAGTCGCCGCGGTGCTGGCCAACCCATTGCCCATGAACCTGCGCCATGTGGATCTGCGCGCAGTGCTGGTCGATATCGGCGGCAAGACAGGTTTGCGTTTTCGGGTACCGGATCAGGTTTACACACGCACCAAGACGCCGTTCTTCTACAACCTGGCGGCGGGTTACCAGGCGATGGACAGCATGGCGCGGGTGTTCGGTATCAAGGATTTTATCTGGCAGCAACAGGGCGACGGCGAGATCTACGTGGGTGCCTGGGCTGACAGTTTCTTCGGCGCTCGAGCGCCGTTGCAGTTGCCGGTTAACCTTTTTGACGGTTATCAGGGCAGCCAGAGCGCCATGATCGCGGCCTTACCAGGCCTGCGACCGGGCGTATCAATCAATCAGGGCGAGCGAATCACGAGCGTGACGCTGGCCGGCACACAGATGGCTATCAAATGGACGACGCAATCAAGCGCAGCGTAGAGCGACAATTCCCTGAACTCACTGGCGGCTATCACTTGCCGCGCTTCGCCAAGGTCGTGGCCGTGGCGGATGCGCCGGCCAGCGCTGGACTGTGTGACGACTTCCGCCCGCGCTTCTCGGTAGACCTGCAGGTGATGGGGCCGGACGGCGAGATTGACACGACGTTGCCGGTACTGGCCGGTGTGCCGCTGCCTATGCCGGTGGGCGGTGATGAAATGGGTTTCTTTGCCTTTCCGGAGGAGGGCACCAGCGTTGTGGTGTGCTTCGCTTATGGCCTGCCGAATAAGCCCTACATCCAGGCGATCCTACCGCACGGCCTGACTTTACCGAAGGTGCCCAAGGGCGATCAGGTGTGGCAGCACAGTGACGCGGTACAACAGCGCGTCGACGCGGACGGCAACTGGCTGCGCAAGACCGACGGTAAGATCCAGGATCAGGCTATCGAGCGCGAGGTCGACGCCATGACGAACACCGAAAGCTTTCAGAGCCACACCAGGACGGTGGTCGACCATTCGACCGAGTCAGTGGGTGGCGTGAAGAAGATCGAAGCCCTGGGAGCGCTCAAGCTGTTGTCAGGCGGATCCGCCAGCCTGGCGGCAGTGGACGACCTGCACCAGGCCACCGGGCGTGACCTGAACCTGGTGGTCGGCCAGAAGCACAACGCCACAGTAGGTGGCGACATGCACGAACGGATTCAGGGCCTGCGTGAGAGCATCACCGGTAAGAGCCAGCGTTTTCAGGCTCCCAAAAACTGGGTTGGGTCGGGCGGTGTGAACATCTTTCAGGTGGTGTGCGACCTCCTCGATCTGGTCCAGGAAATGAACAATCAGCTCGCTGCACACACCCATGGCCCGACGCCGGTCCCTGCTAACGCAGCTGCGTTCACTACGGACGCAGCCAAAGCAGCGCTCCTATCAGCAAAGCTCAAGTTGGTAACGCTCTGACGTCCAAATTCGATGTAAGTGATATTTTTCCATTAAAAATTTAGCTTTTACTGGTCTGGAACCGACTTGCTCCCTAGAGCCACTCAACCGCTGTCATAAATACCGCATTGAAGAGGGTATGTACAAATGGGAAATAGTTGCGTCGGTGGAGCTACGAGTGCACGTCAGGTGTACTCACCAGATCGAGTTAGTGACAACCCGCATGAAGTCGAGGATGTAACATCCAGTCAACTTCTGAGCGTCAGACATGAATTGTCGGAATCTGCTGGTCTGCCTAGAGATCAGCATGACTTCGTTAGTCATCAAGCACCTGAAAGCCTGAGAAATCGCCACAACAATCTTTACAGACGTACGCGAATTACGCTCGACATGGCGGATATGCAGCATAGGTTCATAACGGGAGCGTCAGGAATCAATCCAGAGATGCGGCCACATGAGAACGTTGCCCAGATGCGCAGCGCTATATCTGAATGGAGGGATATGCGCGAAGCCTTGCAGCATGCAATGGATATTCATTCTGGCATGCCTGAATCTGGCGAGAGTCATGTCGCGATTGTAGACCCAGACCCAGAAGATCTTGTTCGAATGTCGACCCTGAGCTCTAGCCCTTACAGGAACTGGTAACAACCTCAGGCAGTGTGCGACCTCAGAGGGCCGTCGTACACTGCCTGTGTAGTAGTGGACGAGCTCGTCTTTTTTTATTCCTGAACGCTTGTGATAAAAAACTGACACTCGAACTGTATGC